AGAAGAAAGATATCTTCAATCTTTAAGACAAAACGACATAAACTGCAACCTAATCGTGCAATTTTGTCGTAATGTTGTCTCTGTGCTTTAGTCATTAGCTAGTTCTTGAGCAAAATCCTCTAGTTTCTGTGCTTGATCTGTAATATCGACTGCTATTTGATACGCTGCAACATAATCCTGTTGATTACAAGCCTCTGAATAGTTCTTAATCAAGTGTTGCAATATCAAAAATGGATGATCTATCATAACATTCCTTTTCTTCTGTTAGCACTAAGTGTTTGAAATATCTCAATAATTCTTATTTCGTGCTGTCTTTTGTTATCTAAAATTTTAAATTGTTTATAACCTTCTATCCATTCTTTTACAGCAGAATCGTATAAAACGCTGTCTAATGCTTTTTCTTGTCTTTCTGCTACTGTCCCTTCAGATTGTAAAAATACATGAGCCTTAGCTTGTTTTATAGCTTCCTCAAGATGTTTAACTTGTCCTGATAGCATTGCATGATCTTCGTCTGTAGAAGATAACATTTTTAAAGCAATTTCTACTCTGTTTTCATTTAAGTTCTCAAGATTCATGCTGTCATTCCTTTCTTTAACATATCAAGCATCGTTTTAAACTGCTGCTTAACTTCTGTTTTAGCAAATACTTTCTCAGTATCTACTTTTAATCTTGAGTTCAACTCACCTAAAATGTTCTTTGAAGTCTTGTAGTTTGTCGCATCCCATAAGTGTTCTAATCCTAAATCCTTTAAACCAGTCTTTAAAGTTAAGTTTGCTCTATCGTCAAATGAACCCTCAAAGAACATTTCTGGTCTTAGTGACATATCCAAGAAGTTCACCAAGTCTTTGTTTTTATCAATCTGCAGCGTAATGTAATCATTCTTATTTGGCTTACTTCCGTAATGAAATCTACAAAAGAACGCACCTGTTCCATCCGTTCCTAATCCCATTGATGCTTGTAGCTTACATCCGTATGCGTTACAGAAATAACTCTTTTTCTCTTGCAAAACTGGTTTATCAAGTTTAATTCTCATATTTTCTCTCAATTATTTTGGTAAAGTTTGTAGGTTTAATCATCCACTCTAAGTCTGCTAAGAAAGGCTTTCTATCTTTAGATACGACTTTACCTGTCAGAAACTTTGAACCTTTGACAAATACAAAGAAATCGTTTCTAAACCAATTTAGTCCATCTTCTGTGTCTTTACATTCAAACTCTATAAACATTTGTCTCCATCGTTGTTTTAGATAACCCTCTCTAGTTTTATTCCAAGATACGACTCTAGGTAGTTCAGGTAAGACTTCATGATAGATATTAATAATCTCAGAATGAGGACATGGGGGAATCTTAGATTCCTTAGATATAGTATTTGACTTATCTTCTCTTATCTCATCTTCTCTTATCTTATCTTCTCTATCTAACGATTCGTGTAATGGTTCAGCGTTACTTATAGCGTTACATTCATCGTTACTTATCTTATTCTTACGATGCTTTGATACTCTTTTAGCTGTTAAAGCCCTATCTTTAGCAGTTTGACTGTTATGCCGGTCATAGTTAGGTAGATATAAATTTGTGTCATCTTTTTCCATCCAACCAGCTTTTAACATAGCATTACAGAAACCTTTGATACCACAGTAACGATCTAGTAACGATTCTGTAACGCTTGGTGTAACGCCATTTATAGTATTTAAATCAAACCATGACCAAACACGACAACACTTTCCAACAACTGAATCAGGATCAATATTCAATTCTTCAGCTATTTCAAATATCTCTAGCTTGTCAAAAATATGAGTTTCAAGTTTTATCCATGACATATATCAATCCTTTTTAAATAGGTCTGGTCTAAGTATTTCTTTTGTTAATCTACCCTTTGATAAATCGTTAAGTTTCCGAAGATGTCTTAAAGGTATTTGACCTCTAGCCATCCAGTTGTAAACTGCTGTATTTCTTACTCCTAGCATCTTTGACAACTCATCTAAAGTCCCAAATTCTGCTTGTAAAATTGTCTTAATTTCGTCCATAAATCCTCCTTGAATCGAATCTTATCACAACTTTGTGAGAAATTGCAACAAAAATAAATAAAAATATTTTAATAAAAGTATTGACAAGTGATATTTGTGTGTTTATAGTTAAGTCATGCAGTAACTTAAACAATGAAACGAAAGGGAAATGAAGATGAAAACATTTAAGTGGGTTGTAGAGTTTGAAGTTACAGAAACTTGGGTAGAAGATGGCTTTAATCTTACACAAGATAGGGCTAATGACATGATTGCAAATGCGTTGCCTTACGCTTATGGATCAGAATATAAAGCTACTGTTATTAAATCTCCAAATGCAAAATTAATTGCTAAAGTCCAAGGGGAAACAGTATGAAAGACTACATATACGGAACTATCTTTACAGTCCTAATGAGCCTAACTTTGGCTTTAATCTACATCTACAAAACAGGAGGTTTCTAATGAAAAACTTTGACTCTTGGTTATGCTACAACTCATCATCTGACGATGGACAAGCAATTATTGATGATCGTACTAACGAACTTATCAAAACTACATACAAGCCAGCTAATTTAATTATGGATGCTGTTTCTGAGTTCACAATTAAAGAAAATCAACAGATAGCTGAATTTATAAACGAAAACGATATGACAGGCTTAGGCAATTACATTTATTTAAAAGCCTACGACTATGCACATAAAATATCTGAACATCAAGCTGAACAAGAATTTGAAAATGGAGAATTAAATGACTAAAACTAAAAAATTTACTCGTGGTGACATGGCTTGTTATCAGATGTACCACGATTTAGATGAAGTGTTTGGTAGCCTTAATGTGCTTAGACATTATCTTGAGACTGCACAACCTATCAGTAGTTATGTAGCTAAAAACGCATTAAATGGCATTTTCACACAACTCATCCATGCACAAATGAACATGATGGATGAAGCTAACTTGGAGTATTAATATGAGCAAATACCTAGAATTACGCAAGATTAACATTAATGAGCATACAGAAAAAAAAGGTAAATTTACCTATTTATCGTGGGCTTGGGCAGTAGATCAGCTATTACAACTAGACCCATTAGCTACTTGGACTTACGATCAACCAATGGCTTTTGGTGATACTTTGATGGTGTTTTGCACAGTTGAGGCATTTGGTAAGAAGATGACTGCACAGTTACCAGTTATGAATAATCAGAATAAAGCTATGTCTAACCCTGATAGTTTCTCAGTAAATACAGCTATGCAACGATGTTTAGCTAAAGCAATAGCACTACATGGTCTAGGTCTTTATATCTACGCTGGAGAGGATATACCAAGTGATGCGATTGATGAAGAAACACCTGATTTAACTGATTTATGTACTAATTGGTGCGACATGATTAATGAGTGCTTAGATATGGATACGCTTAAAGCTGCTTATGGTCAAGCATATAAAGAACTTAGCAAGGATAAAATAGCGATAGATCGTATTTCCAAGGCCAAAGATAAAAGAAAAGGAGAATTATTATGAAAGCATTTCCAACAAATGTAACAAAATCTAGTGGTGGTGATGGTTGGAAAACAGATTACGGCATGGATTTAAGAGATTATTTTGCTGCTAAAACATTGCCAATAGCATACAAAATTTGGAAAGATTACTATTTTAGTGAAGAAAATAGTGGAGGAAATAAACCAAGTTCTTTTGAAGTTGATGGAGATTACCCTGAATTAATAGCAGAAACAGCTTATGAATTAGCTGATGCAATGATGAAAGTGAGAATGGAATGTCAATAAGTGAGCAAATAGAGTCTTTATTATCCAAGCAAAAAGAAATAGACTATATCTTGGCTACTGAAACAATTAAAGAGTACCTAGTTACATGGCCTGAAAATGTCGATTCTAAGTTATGGAATCATCGTCTTGAATCTTTACTGAGGAAAATAGATGAAAAGTTTGAAAGAACACAGAAGTGATAACCACTTTACGCAAGAAGAAGTCGCTTATATCTTGCAAATACCACGATTTAAAGTAGAACAAATAGAAAGAATGGCACTTAGAAAACTAGCTTTTATTATTAAACGCAAGTACAAAAAGGAGGATGTGTTATGAGTCGAGAGTTCTTTTGGTCAATAGTAATAGGTATTCTACTGTGTGGATTTGTTATTTATTTGACTGAATTAGGTAGAAAATCAGAGGTAAATTGTGCAATGTTAATGGGAGGTTGGCATCCAGACATACCTAAGAAGTTTGCTGAAATGTGTATTGCTGCTAAACAAGAGAGGAATGATAGATGAGTTTTATTGTTGCATCATTACCCCCCTTAAAATGTTTTGTCAAAAGAGAATACTTATATAACTTTACTAAAGGACATGGAGAACTAGAACCTTGCGTATGGATTAGTTTAAAGGCTCTTAGAGGACAAGTATTTCGTATTGAGTCACTACTACCTAATTATGGTGCTTTGTACGACAAACTGCCTATATCAGCGTATGTTTGGAAAGAAGATCATGGTGACTTACCTGTTGATTTCTTACAGTTATGGGATTGCATGAGTTACAGATTTACCATTATTGAAAAGATTGCTTTGCGTAATTTGGGCGTGAAATTCTTGGGTAAAGACAAAGCCTGGCACTTTGGTAATTACTTATTTACAGTTGATTTCTGTGCAGATGGTGACTTAGATACGACTTTTACAGAACAAGCTGAAGAACATAAAAGTTTTAACTTTATTCAACTAGAAAATGGCCAATTTGCTTGTCAGCCTAATAATCGTTGTTTATGGTATGACCAAAGTTTAATACCTAATGAAGTAAAGTTTCCTGATTTTCAAGCAGCACAACATAAGTGGTCAGTAGATGGTACAAGAAAGTGGACAACAAGTAACGATTGGTTTTATACAACAGAGGAAAAAAATGACTGAATCATTAGCTTATAGAGAAGTAGAACAAGGAACAGATGCCTGGTTAGAGATTCGTAGAGGCAAAGTGACAGCTAGTAGAGTAGCAGATGTTCTAGCTAAAACTAAAACAGGTGTATCAGCATCAAGAGGTAATTATTTAATAGAATTAGCGTTACAAAGGGTTACAGGGGTTATAGAGCCTTCTTTTAAAAACGATGCTATGCAATGGGGTACAGACAATGAACAGACTGCTAGAACAGCGTTTGAAGTGGCTCATAATGTGTTTGTAGATCAAGTAGCATTTGTCGATCATCCTACTATTAAAGACTTTGGATGCTCACCTGATGGGGTTATTGGTGATTCTTTACTGGAATTGAAGTGTCCGTATCAGTCAGCAGTACATTGGTCATATTTTAAGGATGGTTGCCCATCTAAATACTATACCCAAATACAAGCACAAATGTCATGCACAGGTGCTAAGTCTGTCTGGTTCGTATCATTTGACCCTCGTATGCCAACAAGATCACAGTTGTACATTGAAGAAGTATTAAGAGAAGAAGAATTTATTAAGAAGTTGGAAGATGAAGTAAAGCAGTTCTTGAATGAAGTGGAAGTTGAATCTAATCTAATGAGGGGTGAATAAATTGGGAATCAAATGGTATATAAAAGCAGCAGTATCCGAGTATCAAGATAAAGAGGGTAAAGCTAAGAAGAAGTATCAAAGTATAGGAATCATTTTAGAGACTAAGAATGGGCTTATGTTGAAATTAGAAACAATCCCCTTATTCTCCCTTAAAGATGGTTGTTTAATTGCTTATTTGAACGATCCTGAGCCTGTTAAAGATGCTTTTCCTAAGAATTTAGCAGATATACCTGACGATATGCCATTTTGAGGACAACTATGCTTACAGAACGACAAAAATTACAGTTAAAGGCTGCAGCTAGACCTAGAATGATTAATGGAGTAGAAAATCCTGATTTAAGCAAACCAAATTATGCTCTTGAGGATGTTATTAATCAAATTAAACTAGAAAATAGTAGAGCATTTATGGAGGAGTACGACTTAAAAAATCGTGTATTTTTCCATAAACCTAAGAATTTAAAACCTGACGAATATTTAGCTTTTTATGAGGAGAATATATGAAACAGTACGAATTGATTGTTCAAGCATTACACAAATGGATTAGTCCTTTAGATGCACTACATAAAGCAGGTACTATGAAGTTAAGCACAAGAGTCGGTGAACTAAGAGCCAAAGGTTACATTATTGAGGATAGATGGCACGAAAGTAGGAAGTTTAAGATGTATAAACTGGTGAAGAAACCATGAAAGTACAGAAAAGTATTCACTACTATAAGCCTTATATTGAGACTGATAAAGATATGCTTAGACTTCAGACTGCACTATTGTATAAGCGTGTTCCACTTTTATCATGGGTAAAGAAGTTTTTTAAATAGTATTTGGCTGGGGATAAAACTCCAGTCATTTAGTCCCAACTGTGGTATAATTAAACCATGAAAACAGACCACATTCTATCTAAAGAGTATTTAAATTCTTTGTTTTACTATAAGGATGGAGATTTGTATTGGAAAATGACTAAAGGTAGAATTTTAAAAGATACAGTAGCTGGAACAAAAAGTCACCATTATCATCAAATTTGTATAGACTACAAGATTTATAGAACGCACAGATTAGTATGGATTTTTCATAATGGCAATACTGATCAAATAATAGACCATATAAATAACAATAGCTACGACAATAGAATTGAAAATTTAAGAGTTTGCACTTTATCTCAAAATGTACACAACTCAAAAATATTTAAA